TACAATAGGGAATTCTTCAAATACTATATGATTCTCCCAGTAAGCATAAAGTATATTTTTTACTTTCTTTTGAAATTTGCTTCGACTATCTTTAGCCCAAGCAACCCTATACGAAGATGCTTTCTTTAGTTTTTTTGTAGACCCGAATAGTGTTTTAAATATCATTCAGACAAAATTAAGTCTCTGAAGTATTTTATGAAAAAGTTTTTGATTTTTTCATCTTCTTCCACTAAAGTATTAAACTTATTTTCGCCTTGTATTGTTTCTGGTATTTCAATTTTGTGCTCTAGCGCTTCGTTTCTTAAGTCTGTAGAGATAGATATCCACGCCCCCTTCTTTTCAGCGTGACCCCACAAATATAGCATATCTAATATTTCTTTCTCGTTCCAGATACTCTTTCCTCCAATACGACCATAAATAATAGGATAGCGAATTACAGAATTAGTTTTTTCATTTGGACTTTTCTTTACCGTAATTTTTGCATAGTGACCTATGTATGGGTTTTTTTGAGGGTCATATTTTTCTAAAGGCTTTTGTAGGATCATATCAGTTTTAAATCTAGGCTCAAATTCAAAGATATAATTAGCAAAATGCAATAAAGCATTACCTCCCGTAGCTGTAGTTTGTCTTATAGGAGCTTTACTGTAAGGGTCTAATTTTATGTCTGCACGGACTTGACTAATGAAAACCGCCATATGCCCTCGTTTAGCAAGAGCTATACTAACTCTTTTCATAAATGTTGCAGCAATAACTGCCCCTCCAGCGACTTTAGAAGACTCTTCAAAACTTTTTTCTGCGTCATTCTTTGTGATTAGACCGTCTACACTATCTAATAAGAAAAAATATCTAATATCTTCAGAGTTATCATAAACAAGATTGCGCATTGCCTCGACAACTGTTTCGTAAACATTGCATTCAAATACAAAACAATTTCCATTTTGCCATTCTTCAGGTTTATTTGTGAACTCTACTCCTGAGCGATCTTTCATGTTTTGGGACAACCTACCTTCAGCTTTAATATAAAAGCCTCTAGAATTAGGCACTGTATTAAGAAAATTGCGCATCACCTCTAATGCAGCAGAGGTTTTACCCCCTTCGTTCATGCCTGTAAACCGATGTAATCCGGGGCCAATACCGCCTTGCAATTCGAAGTCTACAACTAGGCTCCCGTAAGACACTTTGTAATCTATGTCTTCTTCAAAATTATAATGATTCTCTTGATTAGTTTTCAAAAAATTTGAAAGCTTATCGTTCACTGTGAGAGGGGTTGAATTTGATGTTTTTGATTTAGTTCTAGCCATTTAAAAAACTTCTAATAGATTGTGGTTTATTTTTTCTGGTTATATCTTTGCCGAATTTTTTATCGTAAATTATTATATCTTCATCTTTACGGGAAACACGATGAAAATCTCTATACTTTACTCTCAAATGTTCCTCTAGAGGTTCTGCCATAAGTTGAGCGAAAGATTTTAACTTAGGTCTAAATTCAGTTTTTTGCCAGAATTCTAAATTAGGATATTTCTCTATAAGTTTTTTTAAGAGCTTGGTTTCTTTTGACCAAAAACCTCTAGCCTTTGTTACTTCGATATGTTTTTCGATAATTTTACTGAAGGCTACTTTAGGCATGTAAACAATATTAACACATCGAACCATTAAGTCAATAAAAAAAGAGCCCCTTTGGGCTCTTTTAGTAGCAAGATGAATTGCTGGTATTACCTATACACCAATAGGCTTATGATTGAGGCGGGGAAACAGATTGTAAATCAGGGTTTTTAAGTTTTTCTTTTTTTGCTTTGTCTTTTAATTCTTCATCTATTTTGTAGCCATCTTTATTAATTGGCCTCATGTCTTGATAAGGGGTTCCTACTTCTTCAACAGGAATTTTTTTATCAGGGAAAACTGCAATCTGGGTCGCTTCAAGCCCTTCTGCTTCTTTTTGCCCTTCTTCCCCAAGCTCGCCTTTCTTTTCCATTCTTTTAAGAATAGCTTTTTGAAGAGCGGGTGGAAGTTTTTTTTGTTTCTCTGTAAGGCCCCCTTTTCCTGTTTCAAGTATTTCAGGGCGCATTTTCATATATTGCATAGCACACATAGAAGCAGTGTCTTTATTGCTTAATCCGGCTGTGTTGACATAAAGTTTATCATCCATAGCGCAAGAACTCATGAATTCGCCTTTAATTTCCATTTCATCTTTGCCGTAATCGGCAAATGAGACTTCTAAATTTTGTTTGTGATCTTTCATTTTAAATTATCGTTTTGTTATTAGAGCTTTCGATGACCCCTTCTTCTTCGGTATCATTATAGTAAATGAGATAACCGTGAATAGAGTTCACGTAATCAGAAATCTTAGTAATTTTTGATTGGACCCACGCTTCCATTTCAGCATCATCTTTCATGCCTTCCATCATTTTAAGCAGTTCTATTATTTGAGCTTGGGCTTTATTAAGTTGAGCTTTTGCCATACCCAACTCATAATCACTAGCTTCACTAACATCGCAGCCACAACCTCCGCCGCAATCACAGTCATCTTCTTCTTTAGCTAATGATAAATTCGGGTTTATTGATAAAAGTTGCTGACGGTCCCATAACTCTTTGCCGTCCCATGACCCCTTAATATAATCTGTAACTGATTTACCTGCTTCCCACATTTTACAGCTCCAGTATCGAGCCTTCCATTTAGGCCCCGGATCAGAGCAATTATGCCTTGACCTAAAGTTTTTACGGCGTTGTGGGTCGTCGCGTTTGATTTCCATATTAGGGTCCCCAAAGCGCACAATCACAATATTGCCTTTTTCATTTTTCACATAAACAGCAAATTTTTTAGGACCTTTAGGTGTTCTAAAAGGTTTATTTAGAGTTTTATTCTCTTTGTCTGCTGCTATACTGTCGGTTAAATTTACTTTAATGTTCATATTAAAATTTGTTTAAGTATTCTGCGGCATTATAAAGCTCTACTTTTGTAAATTCTACAGATGCTCCAACTCTTTGCACATCCATCAACGGGTCTCCAAATTTATCAATGTTTTTATAAAAATCTGTACTACTTTTAGCAATGTCTTGGTCCGCTTTTTTGTAAGCGTCTTTTACTTTGCCTCCACGCATCATTTTTAAAAACATATTCACTCTAGCCATAGCCCATTGATCTCTAGATTTGCCGGGGCGATGAGAAGAAGAAAATGCTCCTGCACCACGACGATAAACCTTTTTAAGCTGAGTAAGTGAAACTTTTTTAGAATATTTTTTGTTATGCTCTGAAACTTTATTTTTTAAAGCTTTAGTTACCCTTTCTGAAAAAGTAATAGCTGCACTAACTAACTTTTTATCATCCTTGCGTTCCAAGTTTTTTTGCGCTTTTTCTTTGGCGTCAGGTTTGGTTCCAGCAGATCCGGGAGGATTCGTTTTAGAGCCCTTCTTTTTTTCTTCTGGCTTTGCAGGGGTTTGAGCTGAACTTTTTGGTCCAGATCTTTCTGCTAGGTTTATTTGCTTTTTATCCATGATTACAAATAATTATACACTGAAAAGAGCTCAAAATGAAAAAAGTATTTACCCTTCACATGAAGAACATTTAGATATACTCCTTGAAAGTTCTTGTGCAGGATTAGCACTTCTTTGATAATAAAAACCTTTAATACCTAGTTCCCATCCTTCTATAAGGAGCTGGCTAACTTCTTTAGGACTAGCTTCTAAAGGTACCATTACATTAAGTGACTGACCCTGATCGATGTGTTTTTGTCTAGTGGAAGCCTGTATAACAACTTCTTTTTGAGATATTTCGCCAAAAGTTTTAAAAATATCTTTTTCTTCTTCGGATAAGAATTTTAAATGTTGTACAGATCCCCCTTTAACCAAAATAGATTTCCAAACATCAGCTGTATCTTTATTTTTTGATTGTAATAAATCTTTTAAATAAGGGTTTTTGTAAGTAAATTTGCCCTTTGCTAAATCTTTAACGAAATAATTAGAGTTAAGAGGTTCTATCGATGGGGAAACTTGCCCTAAAATAAAAGAGCTTGATGTAGTTGGAGCAATCGCAATTGTGTGAGTGTTTCGCCTACCATAACCCTTAAGAATTGGAGCTTCACCACATAAATCAGCCAACTCTTCTGAGGCTTTGTCGCATTTTTTTCTTAATACTTCAAATATTTTACTATTAAGCATTTTAGCCTCAAACGACTCAAAAGAAACACTCTTTGATTGAAGCAAAGAATGCCAACCTAAAACACCCAACCCTAAAGCCCTATGGTTTTTAGCAAAATTATGAGGGTGCTTCATAAAAGGAATGTCTTTGGTTTTGTTGACAAATTCTTCATTAACAGCATCAAGAAAATAAGTTAAAGTCTCTATTGCATCAGTTTTTTCAATTTCATCCCAATGAACCAAATTGACAGACGAAAGAACACAAACAAAAGAGTTGTTGCTATCAGAGGCCAAAGCTATCTCATTGCATAAATTCTGAGACTTCACTTCTAACCCTTTATCTTTGTAAACTTTAGGGTTATTATCATTTATATTGTCGATAAAACTAATATAAGGATAACCTGTTTCAAAACGCTTACGTATAACTTTACCCCAAATAGCTCTTTTTTTAGAATCTCCCCCCACCATCGACTGCATCCAATCATTCTTTATCGTTACAGCTATACTTAGGTTCTGTATAGGGTGGCCGCTGCCTCTAATTTTCAAAAACTCTTCTATATCAGGATGTTCAATAGGTAGATAAGCGGCAAAGCTGCCCCGCCTTGCACTACCTTGACTAACCACTTCCGAAATTTTATCAAATATTTCTAAAAAATGAACTGGTCCGCTAGACTCTCCTCCGACACTTATATGAGCACCTCTATGCCTTAGGTCTCCAAAATAGCCAGATGTACCTCCTCCCATTTTGCTCATCATACCTACTTCAGCAGCCTTATACAAAATAGACTCCATAGTATCATCTACATGAGAATTAAAACATGAAACAGGTAAACCTCTATGGTTTCCAAAATTTGTCCACACAGGCGTAGCTAAAGAATAAAAACCTTTACTCATGTAGCTGTAAAATTTATCAGAAAAACCTTTAATTTTTAAAATTTTTTCTGCATTGTCTGATATTTCTTTAATTCGCTCTTCTGCTGTTTGACCATCTTTTAAGTAGCCCCTCTTGAGAAACCTTTTTGAGTCCTCGTTTAACCAGTAAAATTTGTCCATATTTTTAGAATAAGTCTGCTTCGCTAAAACTTTTGTTTGATTTTGAATATTCTGTAGGGCGAGAGGCAAAAAAGTCTGTCATCATGTTGCCTAAAACCTCTTCATCGAACCAAGTTGTACGTGAAATTGTTTCTTCGTTAATATCGAAGATTTTTTCAAACCCTATTTGATCAAGAGACTCATTAATTCTGTTTTTAACAAATTCTTTAAGAATGTCAGCAGAAAGCAAATCTTTTTGAATACCATTGACTATCCAGTCTATAATTTTTTCTTCAGCTTTGAATGCTTCCCTAGCTTCATGTAAAATTTTCTGCTCTAAATCATCGTCAAATAGCTCAGGGTACTCTTCTTTAATAGTGTTTAGAAGCTTAATGCCAATCTTAGCATGAATATCTTCTTCTCTAGCAGTATATTTTGTTTGCTGATTAGTATCTTTTAATAAATTTTTCTTGCCGAACCAGTTTATCACATAAAATTGGCTAAACAAAGATGTATTTTCAACAAACAAGGTAAATAATATCAGTGCATATACAAATTGTTTTTTTGAATCCTTGTAAAATCTATGAGTGTATTTTCTTAAATACTTAACTCTACCCTCGATAAAGTCAAGTTTCATGTTTTCTTCAAACACCTCTTCTAAATCAAGAAGCTTTAATAACCTCTCGTAAGCTTCATTATGAATTACTTCAATATTAGCCATGACATAGCCCAGATCACGAATAGATGGGTGAGGTAAATTATCTCCAATTTTAGCCCAAAAAGTTTTAACCGCAACCTCAATTTGACCAATCGCAGATAGAGTTCTAATAATAATCTGTTGCTCTTGATCCGTAAGTTTAACGTGAAAGTCTTGAATATCAGAAGAAAATGAAAATTCTTTGTCTGTCCAGTGGCCATCCCACATAGAACGCCTGAACTCTTCAGTCCAAGGATAGTGATCAGGTTTGCGTGATATTTGTTCGTCGAAAATCATAATTTTAGGTAAAAGAGATTACACCCCTGAAGGGGAGAGAGAATATCTGTTTCAAGTTAGTAAAAAACCTTATCAAAATGATAAGGTTGCTTTAATTTCTCTGATAAGTATATTACACCATCTAAGGGGAAGATTCAAGTAAAAAAATGTCATTGTCCACCATTTTTTTCACAAGATCCTTAAAAGAGTTTTTTGGTCTCCACCCTAACTCTTTTAAAATTTTGTCATGCGAGCCCAGCAATAACTCAACTTCGGCTGGCCTATAAAAATCTTTATTGATGGTTACCAGTTTTGTTTTGACAACCGCCGTTGTATAACTGATATCATCCATAAAATACAATACTTCATCTGTGCCTTTGCCTTCCCAGTGTATACAGGTATTATCCATATTGATACATTTAAAAGATTCCTCTATAAATTCTCTAATAGTGTGAGTTTCTCCAGAGGATATAACGTAATCACGAATACTGCTATTATCTTTCCAATCTTGACGGTATTTATCTTGGTTTAACATTCTCCAGATCCCGTCCACAAAATCCTCTGCATCGCTCCAATCTCTTTTTGCTTCAAGGTTGCCTAAAGTAATAGGTTCGACGATTTGTGATTTATTTAAGCTTTGGTGTATTTTTGCTACACCCTTAGAAATTTTACGAGTCACGAACTCTTCTCCACGGCGAGTTCCTTCGTGATTAAATAACCAACCCTGTACAGCATAGATTCCGTAACTATCTCTATAAACCTTTACTAGATGTCTAGCCCCAGCTTTAGCTGCACCATATGGAGACCTTGGTCTTAACGGATGTTTTTCGTCTTGTGGCGAATATTGAACATCTCCAAATTCTTCACTTGTGCCAGCGTTGTAAAATCGTGTTTCAGGGCTATACTTACGTATAGCTTCTAAAATATGCAGAACCCCCGTGGCGTTAGTGTTCCAAGTAGATACTGGAATATCCCAACTTGCTGCGACAAAGCTTTGAGCAGCAAGGTTAATAAAGTATTTAGGTTTATATTTTTGAATTACGTTTTGTATTGATTCATTATCGTTTAAATCAAAATAAACCTTCTCAAACCTATCTGAATCTATATGTTTTAAATTATCATGATTTGATACTGATAACCTTCTGACTGTACCAACTATATTGTAATCAGTATTTTTTAATAGGTAATCCACCATGTGGCTACCATCTTGCCCTGTAACACCTGTGACTATGATAATATTGTTCATTTTATTTTAAATAAGTAATCATGGTGAGATATTAGCCCTTCGTTGCTATACCCAGCTTCGTTAAAGTATTCAAAGATATGATCCTTATACTTTGAAGTGTCAAAAACTTCTATCACTATAAACGAAGGCTTGTATTTCCTTATGTCAAAACCTTCTAAAACTTCCTTTTCGTACCCTTCAACGTCCAGAACGAAAAGATCAATCTTATTAATGTTGTGTTTTAGCAGTAAAGAGTTTAATGTGCAGCAAGGTACTGATATCGCTTTTGCACCTTTGTTTATGTCATGCTTTTCATCAAGGTCTGCAACTTGGGCCATTAAGCTTTCTGCGTAACCTGTGTCGTCAAAAAAACCTTGGATTGTAGAGTCCTCTTTTTTATCTGAAACAAGGCAGTAATTTTCAACTATAGAATTTGGCCTACACTTTTTACATATATTATATAGTTTTTTGTTAGGTTCAACCAATAAGCCTTTCCAGTTTAAATGTTGCTCAAGAACAAGGGTATTGTTCTGTCTTACCCCATCGTTAGCTCCAGCCTCAATGAAAAATCCATTTTCAATATGCTTAACAATATTGAAAATTTTTAAATCTAATTCGTTTAATCCGTAACTATTCATTTTTTAGAAACCAGTTATAAGTTTTTCTTAACCCTGTATCAAAAGAAGTTCTAGCCTGAAAGCAAAGCTTAGATTCTGCTTTAGAAGTGTCTAAGCATCTGCGAGGTTGACCGTTTGGCTTTGTTGTATCATATACAATATCGCCTTTATATTCTACTACGTTTTTTATTTTTTCTACTAAATCTTTTATTGTTATTTCTTGGCCCGTTCCTATGTTTACTGGTTCAGGAGAGTTGTAAAGTTTTAATGCAAGTTCGATAGCTTCAGCACAGTCTCCCGCATAAAGAAACTCTCTTGATGCTGAGCCATCACCCCATACAGTAACACTAGAAGCTCCAGACATCTTTGCTTCGTGCATCTTACGAATTAGCGCTGGGATAACATGAGAGTTCTGTAAATCAAAATGATCATACTCTCCGTACATGTTAACAGGAATAAGGTGGACAAAATTATCACCGTACTGTTGGTTGTAGTATTGGCAACCCATCATTAACGATCTCTTAGCTATACCGTAAGGAGCGTTAGTTTCTTCAGGGTAGCCATTCCAAATGTTTTCTTCTTTAAATGGCACCTCTGTGAATTTAGGGTATGAACAAACAGAACCTAAAGTTATCATCTTTTTGATTGCGTCAAATTCGCTAGCAAGCTTAAGAATATTGGTTGACATCTGGAGGTTTTTCTCAAAAAAAACCGCTGGGTTATTTTTATTAGCGCCAATACCTCCACATCGGGCAGCTAGGTGGATAATGGTGTCAAAATCGTGATCGTAAAAATATTGTTGCAACGCATCATAGTCTGACACATCTAACTGTTTAGAAGTTGGCGTTAGTAGCTCATTACCACGCTCTAACCTTGGTGTTAAATGTCGGCCCAAGAAGCCTGACGCCCCTGTTATTAAAATTTTCATCGCTTAATGTTTTCTATTACATTTAAAGTGGTATCAAAAGACCCTCTTCTTGAGCAATTGTCTTCATACCATTCTCTGCAATTTTCTGACATCAATGTCCATTCTGATTCTGATATACTGTTTACTGCATCTGATATCTCTATTGGATAATTTACTTTTATATAGTGAACGCCTTCTTTTAGTTTATTGTGGTATGACAGGTCAACTCCGGGAGTCATAATCGGAACAACCCCTAATCCCAAATATTCAATTTCTCTGTTGCATTTAGGGCCAAAACCAGCGAGACAAAGACCGAATTTAGAGTCCCTTAATATATCTAAATATTCTTCTTGAGTATATGGCCATTTACCTGAAGCGTGTTTATCTAAAGGCATACTAAATTTTTCAACAAAAGAGTCCCAATTGTTAGAAGCCCTATTGTTATATTGAATAGCGTTTTCTATTTTACCGAGAAAAACAGATTTAATTTTTCTTTCTTTAAACTTTTTGACACCCTCTTTTATTTTCGCTTCTAGCAACCTTGGTCTTCTAGCCCAAAAAATCCAAGGCATTGCGTCAGGCGAATCAACTTGCATGTTGCCAAAAAGGCCCTTGTTCCATTTTTTAGGTAAACCGGGATAACAATCTGTTCTAGGATATTCATAAAGAAGTATATCATTGGGTTCATTAGCCCATAAATAAACATCATTTGTTTTACCGTGTATTATTTCGCAATACTTTGATTCTTCCCACATACTCACAAGCTCTCTACTTGTGTCACCCGAATGACCTTCAGTCTTATTTCCAATGTAAAGTTTCATAACTATATATTTTTTATTTTATCAAAAAAAGAACCCCTAGTGTCGCACGGTTGACCGGCCCAATCCGACAATTTGTGTTCATCTATCAAACAGAATAGTTGTTTCTGTTGGTCTGTTAGATCTATTGTATCCATGTCTTCGCGTGAGCCTGACTGACAACTAAAATCAGGGTCATTATTCTGGTTATTTATTTTGAAATCTAAAAAATTAAACATTGTAAACACAGCATTTGTATCAGTGAATGCTTTAATCAAGGTGATCTGATCATTATCCCATTTGTTTTTATCTGGGGTATATTTTGCCCTAAAGTTTTCAAAATCAGAACATAATATATCTTCCGGTATTTCTTTTGGCTTGAAAGAAGATAATCCTATCAACATCCTGCAGGGATATTGATAATGATTTTCATGGGACCTGATAGTGCTTACAGTATAATTAGAATCTAAAAAATATCTGGTAGCTTTATACTCGTCAATATTAGGCACAGAATCTAAATCTCTTACTAATAAATGATCTACATTTAAATCCCACAATGGCTTTATTCTCCACGAAGCTGGTTCATGGTTAGAATATTCTTCATCTGAAAAGTAAACTTGCAAACCTGTCTCTTGTAGCTTTTCTAAAACAGAATAAGACCTGTTATCTTTAATATTTTCAGAAGCGTATATCCTCATTGTAAAATCAGGATACAGAATTCTATTTATTATACATAAAGATTCTATATTGAACCAATACCGGTTTTCTTCTCCATTGTTTGCGTCCCAGAACCTGTGAGCATGTTGAGTTTTAGGTTCAAATAAGCTGTAAGAAACAATATTCATCTATACAAACTCCTAACTTTACTTACTTCATTTATCATCTCTTTTAAAGTATCTGTATTTGTCGATCTTCCGTTAGGGTTATCATAATATAAACCTACAATCTCATTTACAAATTTCATGTTAGCACCCCCTTCGCATGCCCGAAGCCACATATCTGTATCTGATGCCGTTTTATAATCTTCGTTAAAATATCCAAATCTATCATGGAGATCCTTTTTCCATATTGGCATACAATGCGGAGAATTATTTTTTAACAAATTTTCAAAGCTGTGAGGTAAGCATGGGTAGATTTGTTTGGATTTGCACTTATCCCAGCAATCATTAGCTTTATTTGTCACTAAAGTTTGACCATAAACCAAATCTAAAGATTTATTTTTCAATAACGCTTTTGTAAGAACCTCTATCGACCAAGGCGTTTTTCTATCATCAACATTCCAGTTTCCGATATATTCTTCCTGAGCCCAGTCAACACAAATATTCCACCCTGCATATAAGCCCGGATCTTTTTCTAATTTTTTGTATTTTATGTTAGGGTAATCAAGATATTTTTTTATTATCTCGTATTCGCCGTCAGGGGACGCACAGTCCAAAATATAAAAATTAGTTTTATTAAAAAAAGTTTGACTTACGATATTTTTTAGATATTCTTCTATGAAAATAGAGCCTTTATAAAGTGTGCAGAATATGCCTACTTGTTTATTTTGTTCTCTATTAGCCATAGGTATTATTTTTATGATAAGAAAAATTTCAAGTAAAAAAAAGTTTTATTCGGTCTCGTCTAGTAATTGGCAAGTTGTTGTATCATCTTCTTCTGAAGGTGAGGCTGCTATTCAAGGTTTTAAAGATGCTTATGAGCATTACAAGGAAAACTTGAATTTGTCAAGTATTCTATCTGTATGTGACCTTTCTAATCTTGATGTTCAGGTAGAGCATGAGTGTGAAATCTTCTATATGCCGGAATTGCTTCTTGATGCAGGATTTCCAGATTTATCAAGGTCACTAGAGTCAATCATTAAAAAAACATCACAAAAGAGTTGACAAAGTTTAAAGTGACATTAAAATACCTTAAGTATTAAGGTCTCTATAGGTACCATCTATAGGTACCATCTATAGGTACCATCTATAGGTACCATCTATAGGTACCATCTATAGGTACCATCTATAGGTACCATCTATAGGTACCATCTATAGGTACCATCTATA